AACGAGGCGGGCTTTGCCTCGTTCATAGCAGGTGCAAGTTTGGTAGGAGAAACAAAACCAGTGTGTAGTATCTTGTCTAAGTTACATCAAGTTGAGCCAATAAATGCACTACCCGCACCAATCATACCGGAGTGGAGAATGTACGAACTTAGGAATGAAGATGGAAGACGTTACTTTATCCTAAGAATAAATCACGCATACATACCATCGCCTAACAACTCAAAAACATGGTTGTACAACTACCCTGTGTTTAGAGATATAATGATGGTTATGAGTGAGAAGGGTGTGGACGAATCTGTGTATATCACGGCCAACGTAATGCAAGAATATATCTTTACGGAACAACTACAGATACCATCTGATGAGTTGTTGGTCTATGACTACGATGAAAAGGATGAAAGTCTGTTCTTGACTGACGGTACAGAAGTACAACACGTAGAGGTAGACTTGCCTCCGCCGTCGTGGATATGTGCATCTACCTTTGAACTGTTCAACACAAACCCAGTACGAGGCAACTACATAGTTATGTCGGCTCAGACAGGAACTACTTTTGTAAATGAGGTAGAGGCAGAAAGAATACTACAGTTCTTTGAAGATACACACGCACTACTACCCGACGAAAAGTATAAGAGGGAGTTACTAGACGTGTTGAACGAGGCAGAGGTTGAACTACAATGAGTGACTTTAATGTTTTCGATAAAACTATCGAGTTTGCACGCAGAAACTACTTCGTAGGTGTGGAGGATAAAATACCTATCTTCCTATGTAGTGTCGGCGGTCATATCTTCAACGCACTTAACAAGTGTAGCAGATGTGACTTCGACCCCGACAGTCCTCTTGTAGATGAGGAAAATGACTTCGTGATAGAAAACTGTCCTCTACGTCACGACAATATGCCGTTCTACACTCCTATGTCCCAGTTGCCGGACACAAGAATACACATCTTAATGAGGGGTGCTAAGGGTAGCGGTAAGTCCGTACTCATCCTCATGTTCCTAGCAGAAGGCACAGGACTTGTCTACAACTCCAACGCCGACTTAGGGCAGGGCATGAGAACAATGATGGGTGCTAACTCTATCACAGAAGCAGGTATGTTCGGTTCAGTAGATGAAGAAGGCGAGATAGCAGGCCGACCTATCGCACGTGAGATGTGTGGTGGCTTCCTCGGCTTTGAGGAGTTCTCGTCTATGTCTGATGCGTCTAAGAAAGACCATAGCCTAGATATGAAAAATCAACTGCTCACAAGCCTAGACAACGGCAGAGTACAAAAAGCCATGCGTAACGGATGGGTGAACTACACCACACGATACACAGTGTGGGCGGGTACACAACCTGCTAGGTTTGAGTTGGACTCCGGACTTGACCGACGTTTCTTTATCATAGATATAGAGATGACGCCCGAAAAAGAGAGGCAGTACAAACTAGCACAACACGCACAGGCTAACATGAGTGTCGAAGACAGAACATCTTTGGCTAATCTAAACATACAGATAAAGGACTGGATACGTCAAAGAATGCACACGGCAGTCGCTAACCCACCTACAGGAATCATCTTTGATGACGACATCATGGAGTGGATAGACAGACCCGATGTACGTTCCTTTGAGGCAGACTTGTTCCGTCGTATGTGTATCGGATACGCTATGATGCAACCAAACTACAGAGGCGGAGAACCTTTAATCATAAAACTAGATGATACTCTTACCGCAATACTAAATCAATCACTCTCTATGCGAAGGCGTGTTATGGATGCCGACCTAGAACTGATGCGGTCGGCCTTTTGGATGAAAGATGTGCCGAAGTCGCAACTACTCAAAGAGATAAGCCGTATGATAACGGCAGGCGACTATCAGAGTGCGAAGCGTTGGTTGATAGAAAACCTAGAGGGTCAGACATGGTACACAGAAGTAGAGCCAAGCGTCAAGAGGCGTGGGCGTAAGGGAGTCATCTGTAGGTTCGGTCCCGTCAATAGCGAAACAGAGCCTATACAGTGGGGGAAGAAGTAATGTTTAAGAAAGGGCAGGGCTTGAGAGCAAGAGGAAGGAGGAATAGTAAAATGTTGGAGTGTGCCGGAAGGTTCTTTTGTAATCAACCGGACGGTGAGTGGTTTACCGCTAAAGACATATACTACCGCATGACTTTCAAGAACGGCAACCTATACAAAAACCACAGGTTTGCTAGAAACTTCGGTACTTTCCGTTCTCATCTAAATGCTCACGATGCTTTCAGAAAAAAGATGAATGAAGATAATAAGTGGGTGTATACTTTTGATAAAAATAACTATGATAAGTACTGGTCTTTAGACCCACACAGAGCGAGGGGCAAAGACTCTATATATCATGGTAAAGGTACAAAGACTTATAAGGATAATAGAAGGAGTGAATAATATGAAGGATACAAACTGGATACTGTTTAACAGACGACCATCAAGGAAGAACTGCTTAGGCAAAGGAAGGCAGATAAATGCCGAAGTCATAGACAACAAACTATGGTTAGGTATGACTTTGAACGGTGTTGAATACTACGGTTACTTACTAGAAACGGTTGATGAGGAAGAATGAGGTCACAGAGAGAGATACAGACTCGCCTTGCGAGTGAGAATGATGCGTTCGCCATAGAGGTGCTACGTTGGGTTCTTGCCGGTGGGTGCGAAGTTTGTGACCACAGGGACAGGAGAGAGATGGAGATGCGTGTCTATAGCGGAGATGTATCTCCTAGTTATCTTGAGGCTAAATATAACTGGCCGGATGGTACTATGATGAACCACATGGATAACCACCTAGAGTATGACCCTAAAGAAGCACGACACGTAGAGGAAGCACGTTCGCAATCAATCAACACGTTAGACTCAGCACAAGACATAGTAATAAGAATAAGAAACTACTTAGATGAGTTAGAGGCACGAAAGGAAGCAGAGGGCGGTATCACGTCTGAGTTCGTTACCGACGCCTCTAGACTTATCGCACAGGCCAACGCATCACTGAAACTCGTAGGTACTCTCAAGAGAGAGATAGGTGTAGACAGTCAGTTGTTGTTGGCTCACAACCAGTTGAATCAAGTAAGCAGAGTTCTTGTAGAAGTCTTGGCGGACCAACCTAAGTTGTTAGATGATGTGGAGAGGAAACTAAACACACTGTCGCAACCTATAGATGTTCCCTTTGAGGTGGTAGAATGAAGAAACATGAGATAACCTATCAAGAATGGAAATGGATGCCCCGTAGCACTGCTTGGAAAAAGTACTTACGACTACAACGGAATATGCGTAGGTTAATCAAGGCTTCTCTAATATCTCTTACCGTAAATGTAGTTTTATTAGGGGTAATAGTATTATGAGAAAGTGGCGTAATGAGTCTAATAAATACATGGCTACTAGAGCCATAACAAAGGAAGAACTACCTAAGTTGATAAACGCTATGCGAGAAGATAATGTTATGGCGACAATAACTACTGAGGGAATCAAGTGGAGTGTTGGTGCTTACAACGTAAGTAAGAAAAGTGTAGCGGAAGTATGGGAACTAACACCTAGTCAGATGACGAGAGTTATAAACTACATATACTCTTACGACCCGTTCTATACAAACGAGGAATAAATATGAGAAAACTTATCTCAAAAATAACTAGCCCAATCTTCGTGCCTCTTAGGAGGTTTGTTGTTTGGGGCGATGATAAGTTCGGTACTTGTGATATGAAACTAACAGTAGTAGAAAGGGAAGAATGAATATGATAATCTTTACCGACGATGAAAGTGCCTTCCGTTCTGAGAAGGAAATGTTCATGTACGGTACGATAGATACTATACCTAACTTACCCGACACTACTTACTTCTTGTACTCTGATAAGTTCGGTAGTAAAGATGTGCTAGAGTGGTCGCCAGTTGTACGAAATCGTCTAGTAATCGTTACACGTAAAGCCCCTACCCTTTCCAAAGAGGCGAACGAACTTTGCGTTGTGGACGATAAACTTAACGATAAAAGTAAAGATGATACCTTTCTTTTAGTCAAGGCTTTGGTAAATTGGAATGACCGCAAAAGAGTTTCACAGGTTTTCAAAGAACAACCGCTACCTCTACTTACTTGGTTCCTCAAGGATAATGTAGATGATATAAAAATGTGGCGCAGAGTAGCAAAGACTCAGTTTGTTTTACCGGAAGAATATGTTAAAGCATCACTAGTATATGGAATTGAGCCGACTCGTAAAAGAGTTGTGTGGCCTAAAAGAAAAAGTAAAAGTAAAGAGAAGCCTAGTTTGTTTAGAAGTACAGACCAACACTGGGAAGTAATATTAGAAAACTCTATAAGAGTAGCCAACCAAGTGAGGACCGACGGCGACATACCAAAGGGTATGAAACGCCGTAAGGTTGCTGATAAATCGTGGGTATAATATTTGAAATTGTATTCCTCGTATCTCTGTATTATCTTATAGAGTTTATTTATAGGCTAATGTTATTTATGGACTTTCGTGATTACGAAGAAGAATACGTCGAAGAAATGACGCTTGCGAATCAAGAAGAAAGTTTTATAAATGGCCTAATTTGGGCCGATGTCGGGAACGACTTATAAATCCTATAGGCTAACACTTATACATGAGTGCTAACAACCGGCGTGTCCGGCGGTTCATAGTAGAGATACTTTGGGAGTATGGACCACTCACTAAGGAGGGAGTAGCAGAGAAACTTTCCTCTTTGAAGAATGTGCGTGCAGTTCCTTCACCACATAGTCTTTCAGCACTTCTGTCTAAGAATCCACAGATAATATCGGTAGGTAGTGAGAAGGTAGAGAATGCCGTAGGCGTCAAGGCGTCGCATCTTCTATACGATATTGACCGAGAGGTAATACAGAGCCGTGATGATATAGTTTATACGAGAAGTCCGACAGTGATGACTCCGAAGCAGAAGCGAATTGCACAACAATGTACCTGCGGGAGGATACGCATTTTTCCGCCGGATTCTGATGTGTGCCTGCCCTGCTTACGCAAGAGTTAATAGGACACTAGAGGATTGATATATATGGGTGCATCCATGAGGGAGGACATATCCAGCCTTATATCCGCTATGCTCCACTCAAACGCTACCGTAGACCTGTCTAGAATGCTTACCCAAGAGGCTATGTTCGACGCTTCTATAATGCGTGCATTCCTTTTTGATGATAACGAGGAAGACAGGTCTGAGTTCTTTGGTGATTCGGGTATTGACTCGTCCTTTCTTAGGGGCTTCATGGCGGGGTTGATACAAGTTCTAATGGTAGAAAGAGTACACGGCGAGGTTATGGGTAGAATGAGTCATGCCGAGGTATCCGCCCTTTATGACTCAGCACGTGCTTATTTGATGGAATACTCTATGGAATAGTTTATATGAGTATTTCTTAAGCCTAGGATATGCTTTGGGCGAATCAGTACAGGCCACAAACCTTTGATGATATGGTAGGTGGCGCTAGAGAACTAGAGTATCTAACAGAATACCCACAACACCTACTACTACATAGCAGAGGGGCGGGTAGGGGTAAGACAACACTAGCACACGTAATGGCTAACGCACTGGGCTATCCTATACACGTGTTCAATGCCTCGTCTAAGAAGACTAGGGGTATAGCGTTTGTAGAACAGGAGTTAATACCACTTACACGTTCCGGTAACAAGAAGCAATATATCTTACTAGACGAAGCAGACCAACTAACCGCAGAAGCACAATCCGCCTTGAAAGGCGTGATAGAGAATGCTGACGGTTACTTTATCCTTACTTGTAACGACATCAGCAAGGTAAGTCCTTGGTTGCAGTCAAGGTGTCTAAAGATACAGTTCATGCCTATCAGTGAAGAAGATATGATGGGTAGACTTACCTATATCTGTGGTGCAGAAGGAGTTGTTATAACTGAGAGCCAGTTAGGTCTTATATGCAAGGCACATAGTGGCGACTTAAGGAATGCAATCAATGCACTACAGGCGTTTGCTTCTATAGCAGACCCAGTAGAAAAGCATAAGTTTCTACTAGGTCTTGGAGAAACAACTCTAGACCTTACTCTTTTCCTAAAACTATGTCTGGTAGAGAAAGACTTTGCCGAGGCACTTAGTATGATAAAGGAGGGAGATGCTAGAAAGACAGTGAGGTCTATCTTTAGACACTCCTTGACTTTAGACAACCTAAAGGATGAAACAGTACTACTCGTTATAGACGCCTCTGTGACTGCCGAGCGTGATATACTTCAAGGTGTTGAGGAAGACATCGTGAAGGCTAACTACGTGAGAATGATAATGAGCGAAAGTTTATAAGAGTAATGTTAAGAAGGAAAAACAACAAACAAGGTGAAAACACATGAGTAACGATATGTTGAATAATATAGCCAAGACGCTGAACGTCGCACCGGAGATGGTGCAAGAGAGGGCCGACAAGGTTCTCGCAGAGCAGGGTCCTGCATGGAAGAATGCAGGTCGCTCAGATGAAGACTGCTTCATCCTCGCATTGAGGGTAGCAGGCCGAAACATCACAAGCGAAAATGCCCGAATGCGTAGAGCCGGAGCCGACACATACGAAGGTATGTTTATCTCTGTACCACGACCTAAAGAGTGGGGTAAGATACTTTACACAAAGATGAAGAATCAACTAACTACTGCGTCAGCAGAAGTAAGACAAACCTTTGTAGATAATGGGTCTGTAGTTCTCTTTGAGGATAATCACGATGGGTCTTACACAAGACTTTCAGCAGAAAAGTACTTCGGTTCATCAGAAAGCGATGTGACTTCTCTACCAAAGCACACTATGCAACTAGATAGCAACACACACTTCTATGTAGTATGGGATAAAAACAACGCAACCTTCCCTAGTGGAGATGCAAACTTCAAGTACGGTGCGCCTCGCCCACAGGATGAGCGAGAGAGAACCTGTATCTTCTATGGTAAGATGGGTGGCTCTACTAGCGAACCTTCGCTGATAACTGTAAGTGGTAGCGGTGCATCTGCTGATGTGCAGTTCCCTACCTTTACACCCCTTTCGATACCTCTTAAGACAGGTAAGAACGGCAGATGTTATCTGAATGCTAACGTGTCTGTTCCTACAGTAAATGCAGACCTGTCTAGTATGTTTAGTGGTTCGCCTCTAGACATGATAGAGAGTCTTATCGGTAGCGACAACATGCTACCTAACCTTTCCACACTCGGTCAATACTACGACCAACACAACGGAACTGATGGATGGTGGGATAGAAACTGCGCGACTGTCGTTGAGGTCATACACATAGACCCACGCGACAACGGAGGTTCTATCTTGGTCTGTGGCGACACAGACATCACATCTATGGCGGGAACTATAGATGTCTACTGTGACGATGTACCATCGTTCGGAGTAGGTACTAAGTTGCTTATCGTAGGACAGGCATGGAGAAGCAGGGAAGGAGAGGACCGCATGACCGTAAACGGTTGGTGGGCCTTCGATGAAATCCAAGCACTCGCAGAGCCATCGTTTGACGACTCTAGCGAGGACGGGTGGGAAGCGTGAACAGGAGTTGGATGGCTCTAGGGGACTTTGTTCTCATAAGCACACACGAACAGGAAAACGACTACGGCCTCATAGTTGATGCACCTCTTAGGGTAGTCAGCATTGGTGGCTTTGTCCCTATAAACTTAGTAGAAGGGAATATAGTTAGCCTAAATGTAAGTGTTTCTGAACTTAGTAAAGTAGAGCCATCTAACCCTACATCACCACTTGTCGTACACTACAATCAAATATCTGCGGTCCTCCTAGAGGAACCAATGGCTGAGATACTGTATGCAGATACAAGCGACTTACTGTGAGGTGTAAAAATGGAAACTATAATAACAGGAGCGGAGGCTAGAAGCAGGTTGCTTAAGGGAGTCAATAAGTTGGCTTCCTCTGTAGAAGGCACGTTCGGTCCTCAAGCAAGAACTGTAATCGTACAGAATCCTATGGGTATGCCCGTCATCCTAAACGACGGAGTTACAATAGCGAGAGCGGTTACAGACCAAGACCCTTATGTACAGATGGGTATAGACCTACTAAAGGAAGTAGCATCAGAGGCACAGGAGAAGTCCGGTGACGGTACGACTGGTGCTACGTTGATAGCAAGGGCTTTATGTAACGGCTCTTTGGCTTTGATGGAGAAAGGTACATCGCCTCTCGTCATTAGAGATGCTTTGAAGTCTTACTTAGCGACCACAGAAGAATATGTGCGTGAGTCAGCAATAGAGGACTTTGACCTAAAAGATGTCGCTACTATCGCATCTAACAATGACCAAGAACTAGGTGAGATAGTCGCTACTGTAGTTGGGGATGGCGGTGGTGTGACTATAGAAAAGTCACCTACATACGAAACTTACGTTAGGAAATCAAGTGGTCTAGAAATCAACGCAGGTATGGCTCACACTCTCATGGCTAATATGCCTAGAGGACGTTGTGAGTTAGATAATGCTTTAGTACTAACTACTACAGAGCGAATAGATACGTTTAACATGATAATACCTGCTCTTGAGTCAGCAGTACAGGAAGGAAGACCTTTGGTTGTCTTCTGTCCCGACTTTAATCCACAGATGCTACAGAATCTTTTAGTCAATATAGTACAAGGTAAGGTGTCTGTATGTCTAGTAAAGGTAGCGGGTATGCCTCAACAACAACAAGAGTGGTTGTCGGATATAAGTGCCTCTACTGGTAGCAAACTTTTCAAACAATCACTAAATGAATCTATCGTAAAAGTAAGTAGCGAAGACTTAGGTGAATGTGAAAAGATGCACAGTAATGCTACCACTACTACTCTTACGCTAAAAGAAAACCTACCCTCTTTAGAACAACACACCGAGGCGTTATTTGACGCCATCGAAGAAGAAGAAAACGGGTGGTTACAAGAGCAAATACAGAACAGGTTAAACCGCTTAACAGAAGGAATCTCTACTATATATGTAGGGGGTGCCTCTGATGTTGAGCAGGTAGAAACTAAAGAGAGGGTTGATGACGCAGTAAATGCGTGTAAACTCGCTCTTGAATCCGGTGTAGTCATCGGCGGGGGCGCAACACTATATAGTGCCGCCGACGAACTCGATGAAGAAGGAGATGTAGCAGACCTGTTTAGGGATGCTTTGAGGACACCGCTAAGAACTATTGTGTCGAATGCGGGCTTAGATAAAACCCCTATCGGCGTTAATAAAGTGGCGTATGTCTGCGGTATTAGCGGAGAGATACGCGATGCTAAAGAAGATGGCGTACTTGACCCCGTAGAAGTAATACTAAACTCCTTACGTAGTGCAGTATCTATCTCAGCACTAGTACTGATGACCGATGTTGCTATCATAGCACCTACAGATACTTTATAAGGATAATTGGAGAGTGAAATATATGAGTTGGGGAACACAAGCACAGACAACTAAGACGACTGAAACTAAAACCGCAGAGCCAAAGGTACGCTTCGATGAAGACTACTACAGGACTCTGTTCGACAATAATCGTGTAAACACGATAAAGCATAGAATGGCTTTCGTAGGACATGAGAACACACTCAAGACAGGACTTGCTTTGTCTTTACTAGAGGAAGAAATCAACGCAGGTAAGAAGGTTTATCTGTTTGATGTAGACAACTCCGCAAAGGCCACAGTAGATGTAATCTACCCCGACAACCCTAATATCGTAGTGTTGCCTCTACACGATGAAACTGATGACTCTATCTTTGATGAGGACAACAACGTAGACTACAAAGCCATACTAGACAAGACATCTTGGTATGTAAATATACTTGCTGATAAAGTAAATGCTGACCCCGAATCTGTGGGTGGTATCATCTTTGACGGTGGTTCTACTTTCCTAAAGTGGTGCGAACACGCCATGCGTAAGTCACTACTATCTAGAGGTATCATAGAAACAGAAGATGGTACGTTCAATCAGAAAGAATGGAGAGAGCGTAACAGACTATACAGGAATGTGCTAACAAGACTACACAGTCTTAATGTTGCTAAGGTCTACTTTACTTTCCACCTAAAACAAATCCAAGAGTATATGGATGATGGTACAGGAAAGAAACAGTTGATGACTGTAGGACACAGGCCGGAGTGGGAGAAGGGAACTATGAGAAAGTTCTCACAACAAGTCTTCCTATCCCGATATATGAAGAAAGCAGACATGGCCGCCGGAGTCGAAGGTGATAGAAACCTAAAAGACGGTGAGTGGGTAGTGCGTGCTAAGATAGAGGAGATGAAGGGAGAACACATCGAGAGAGTGGGTTCTGTTTACGACATCGCTAAAATCACAAACGGTAAGTTTGACTTCATAGGGCTAGAGTGGTTGAAGTGACTATCAACGTAGACACCAACTCTTTGAAGTGGTTGCTAACCCTTGCACAACGCAAACAAACCATAGATGGTTCTAGCCACGCACAACTGTATAGTGTTATCCTAAAAGCAAATGATGGTAGACTATCATTAACCTCTCTTGTAAAGGACGGGGTAACATCTTTGATGAGGTTATCTATACCGTGTACGGGCCAAGGAGAAGTTGTAATCACCGACATAGATACAACCCTAGGAGTATTGAAGTATCATGGTGGCGTAATAAGTATCATACCTACCGTAGATAAAGTCAAGTTCAAATCTTCCAACAAACAAACTACTCTATCAGCAAGCAAAGAAGCAAAGGCATTCCCTCACACACCCGAAACTATGGCTCAGTGGGATGAAAAGTCTAGTAATATTGCGGTAAAAATAAATGCTGACGAAGTTACATATACTAACAACCAAGGAACTATCTATGAGCCTATTGTTAGTTTACCCGACCTAAACTCTACTACTTTGTACGAGGCATTTAGGTGCGACTCTATGAACTCACAGAAGTTTAACAAGTACACGCTTGCGTGGCGTGGTGATGGTCTTAGTATAACTGTCGGTGAAGAACTTAAAGGTAAAACTACTACTGTGATACAAACAACACCTATGGTTTCTTCGGGTAAGAGTATAGACAGTATCCCTGTTGATATAAAATACAATGGCGGTCTTGAGCATATCTTCTCCAACCTAAATAATGATGTGGGTATGTGGGTCTTTGACTTCTCAGAAGTCGGTATGGGGTATCCACTACTAATAACTCTAGGAGATGGCGACTACATCTTCCAAATGTCTAACGAGGGCTAATACATGTTAATTATAGATAAAGGTGTATTACCGCACAAAGCGTCTGATGGTGGCGAAAGGTGGTTTATGATGATGAACAGGTTATCATTAGGTCCACACACTGTAAGATGGCGTGATGTAGATGGTACGCACTATGTAGCAAACATGATGGTTAGGGTAGAATTAAATGACCCGCTATTTATGGACGAAGAAGAAAAGGATACAGAAAAGATTATAACAGTATCCTTGGGTGAGGAAAACACAGGAGATGAATCCGATGAGTAGAGCATACAGAAGAATGATGACGAGTAACGGCATGACGTGGTTAGATATAGATACCATAGTGGCGGTAACAAGGAGAGAAGATAATATGTACGACATACATATAGACACAGGTACTATCTTTACTACGCCACACTTACTACCGTTTATGGAAGACATGGGGATATGA